TCTCGACCGGCTCCGCCACGGCGGCTGACGAGTTCGTGTACCAGGCGACTGCTGCTGGTGGTGGTCTCGCCGTCAGCAAGGACATCATCGCCTCGTTCTTCTTCGGCAACGAGTCGTTCGGTATCCCTGCCCTGACCGGTGATGATCCGCTGTCCCCGCGCATCGTGATCACCGACACCCCGGACAAGAGCGACCCGCTGAACCAGCTCGTCACCGTCGGCGTGAAGCTGTACTTCGCCGCTCTGCGTCTGGCCGCTGGTAATACCGGTTCCACCGGTAACCCGGTGTGGTACCTGGTGCATCGGACGAAGACCTCGACCACGCTGTAATCGTATGAAGAAGACGGCCACCATCATGGTGATCGCCGTCGGCCCGAGGGGGCATCATCGTAATGGTGGTGCCCCCTCTTCTCATTCCGCTTGCGGATGCGAAGAAGCCGACAACAATGCGCCCATGATTTCTATTCCGGTCGAAGCCCTTTCCACCGATATGGAGGATGGCCAGCAGGCCACGCCCGAGGTCGGTGATGAAGTGGTTTTGGACGATGTTCGCGGTATCCTCAAGAAGCTCGATGGCGGAGAAGCCTACATCGAAATCCGCAGCGTGAACGGCATGCCCGCCGAGTACGAGTCCAAGGAGGACAAGAAAGAGATGGCCGGACCCATGGACAAAGAAGGCATGCAGAAGATGGCCGAGGAATACGACAGCGAGATGGAGGGCTAAGATGCCGATCTACACCTTCGAAAACAAGGGCCGGTCCATGGAGCATATCGCTCCGATGGGAACCGATTCGATTGTGATCAAAGGGGAACGCTGGACGAGGCAGCCCGTGGCCCGCTTCGGGGTCACGGGTTTTGCCCGCGAGGCCGAACTCAAGGATCATGTGAAGCGCGGGTTCAGCCGGATGGAAGATCGGCAGGGCTCCCGATTCGAAAGCACTTTCACCAAGAATCAGATTCGGAAAATCTGGGACATATGAGCGACGTATCAAATCAGGCGATCCAGTATTCGATGGGCGTGGCCGGTGGCCGGCTCGTCCAGGATACCTCAAGCTACACCGGCCCGTTCGTGGCCCTCACGTTCCTCGCCCCGACTGTGATCTCCAGTATCTCTGGGTCGAACATCGTCGGCACATTCTCGACCGTGACGATTCCGGCTGGTGTGACGATCCAAGCTCCGATCAATAGCTTCCAGCTTTCGAGCGGCGTGGTGTGGGCCACCAATGGAGTGATCCAATCCTGACCCCGTGACGACCCTTGCGCTTGGAACTCGGTTGGCATCTTCGGGTGGCGGAAGCGTCACTCCGATTGATCCGCCGATCCTGCGTCGGGACCTGCTCCAGGAGGACGACTTCTTCATCCGGCTGGAGGACAACACATCGAAGATCGTCCTGAGCCTTGGCACCTATGACCGCATAACCACCGAGCAGGGTACCGACCTATTGCTCACCGAAGATTCAAGCAAGTTCATCCTAACAGTCTACTGATATGCCAGATACGAAAATCACAGCTCTGACGGCCCTGACGGCCGCTGATCCGGCGAACGATGTTCTGCCTATTGTCGATGTGTCGGACACGACGATGGCGGCGTCGGGAACGACGAAGAAGATCAGCGTGAACAACATCCTTGGTTGTTCCGGCACCGCCACGCTCGCCTCCGCCACCATCACCGGCGATCTGACGGTGCGGACAAATCAGCTTGTTGTTAACTCAACCGGCGTCGGCGTTGGAACTACTCCTTCGGCATGGAGTGGAATTGGTCCTGCGATTCAGGTCGAACAAGCGTCTCTATTGAGTGAAGCGAGCAACCAGCTTTACCTTACTGCCAATGGTTACTTCGCTGGCGGTCAGTGGAACTACATCAACAACGCTTCTGCCGATCAGTATTACCAGATCGCTGGTTCACACGTTTGGAGAAACGGTACTGGCGGTGCTGGCGGAACTGCAATCGGTTGGTCTACGCTGATGACCCTCAACTCCACCGGACTTGGGGTGGGGGCGAGTCCGGCGAATGACAAAATCCTGTCGCTTGGTTCGATGGGAATCTTGCTCTCTGGAGCAACGTCAGATTTCAGCTTCCGCAACTCTGGCGGAACCGCAATCCAGCGGCTTCGGTACACCGACGCAACCGGAACGCTGACCATTGGTTCAGCAACCGGAACTGCTTATCCAGTCGAGCTTGGTGGAAACACCACTACTCGCGCTGTTACGATTGATGCGAGCAATAATCTGATTCTGCAATCTTCCGCAACTCCCGCAACGCTCACTGTCAACGGCCAGCTCACTGTCAACGCCACCAGCAACACCAACCTCCGCTTCAGCTATCGCGGATCTGATGGCACAACCCGTGTCGCCAACATTACCCTCGCCTAATACCCCATGACCACCCTCTCTTGGATCATCGAACGCCTGTTGGTCAAACCGACCGAAGGCGACAAAACCAACGTCGTCATCACCGCCGACTGGCGTTGCAACGGTGTGGATGGAAAGTACACCGGCACCTGCTACGGCAGCGCCTCGTTCGCGCCTCCGAGTGGAAACTTCACTCCGTACAAGGATCTGACCCAGCAGCAGGTTCTGGACTGGTGCTTCGCCAACGGCGTCAACAAGTCGGCCATCGAAGCGAACGTCGCCGCGCAGATCCAGAACCAGATCAACCCGCCGGTTGTGAGTTTGCCGCTGCCGTGGGTGCCGCATGTTGACGTGGTTGTTGCCGATGCTCCTACCGCTGTATGATCAAGATCGAACTCACGCCGCAGCAGTTCAACCAACTCTATGAGCTGCTCGTCATTGGAATGAAGGCCGGCAACGTCAACAACATGAAGGTCGGCATCCCGCTGGTGGAAATCCTCGAAACAGCAGCAGCCCAACACAAGCCCGAGTGAAACCATGCCACCCGTTGACACCCACGAGCTTGAGGTCCGAATCGTGCGCCTCGAAACCACCATCGGTGACAAGGACTCCGGCCTCGTCTCCGACATCCACGGGATCAAAGCCTGTGTCGAGGGGCTGAAACAGTTTCAATGGAAGCTGTTCGGCGGCCTCGCCGTCATCATCGTCATCGCTCAAATGTTCGTTCGCATCATACTAAAATGAACCCCAACATCGCCTCCCTCATCCGCCACGCCCTCACCGCCGCCGGCGGATTCCTCGTCGCCAAGGGCGTCGCCTCCACCGAGCAGGTGACCGAGATCGTCGGCGCCCTCCTGTCGCTGGCCAGCGTTGGCTGGTCGATCAAGAGCAACTCCAAGAAGCCCGAATGAACCCCGGCTGGATCTATCAGATCCTAAGAGCCATTCTCGACTTCTTTCGCGCAACCCCACCCACCGATGTCCAACACGGCAAAGCTCCGCAGGATCTACGCAACGACCTTGCTCGCCGTGTTGCCGATCTTCCCGGGCTGCCAGCAGACAAAAGTGGTCCTAGTGCCCCACGGTGACCCCGTGATGCTGGCCAAACCCACCAAGGCCAGCGTCTACGGATTCGACGCGGACAAGAAGCTGGTGGGGCCGTCCACGGTTGTCATTCCCGCCGGTTGGTACGCTCTACCCAAGCAATAACCCGAACCCACTCACGCTATGTCAATGACCAACGCCGCAGAGGCGGACCTGCTCGATCTCATCTTTATCAACAACAACTGGGGGCACATCGGCAACACCGGTGGCCTACAGGGATCATCCGTCGCAGGCTCGTTCTACATCAGCCTCCACACCGCAGACCCGGGCGAGTCAGGCAACCAGAACACCAACGAGGCCAGCTACACCGGCTACGCCCGCGTTGCCGTGGCCCGCTCCGGATCCGGGTTCACACTCACCACTTCCACCATCAGCAACACCGCCCTCGTCCAGTTCGCTCAATGCACCGGCGGCAGCAATACGCTGACCCACTTCGGCATCGGCACCGACAGCGGATCCGGCGCAGGCAACCTCCTCTTCAAGGGAGCCCTCACCTCCTCCCTCTCAGTCTCCAACGGCATCCAGCCGCAGTTCGCAGCCGGTGCCCTGACCGTTACCGTCGATTGAGCATGTGGAGTACTACTGCCCACATTGCCTGCGACCACTCTGGCCGCTGGATGATAACCCCTCGTACCACTCCTGCGAGGAACATCCAGACGGCACACCACAAGCCGATCTAGTCCCCAAAAACCCCGAACCCCAACCGGAGGAATAATGGGTTTCCAAGGACTAGCACCACTCGCTCGGGCAACCGAAAACGGTCAAACCTGGCAGTCGTTCTTCTTCAAGACCAGCGCCCCATTCGGCACAGCAGCCAGATGGTACGACGCCGCAATCGGAGCCGGCACTCCCGTCTACCAGGCTTACGTCGGTGCCCAGTACGAAGCCACACAGCTCATCGGCTCTGGTAACCGTGGAATCTACACCGGACCAACACCCGCATCCGGTCAGACCAAACATCTCTTCGCACTCTCAGCCGGCACTTCCACAGCCTCAGTACCACTTACCCTGATACTGGCCGACTACCTCATGTTCTATCCGCTGATCGACATGGACACACTCGATCAACAGGACATGATCCAAACCGCCACGCTGCCGCGCTACACCGACGGAGAAGGAGTCCAAGCCTACTTCGTTGTCTCCGCTCCAATGACCGGAAACGGAACCGTCACGGTCAACTACACGAACTCCGCAGGAACAGCCAACCGATCCACTACCTTCGGAATCACCTTCAGCGGAACCATCGGAACCATCGTCAACAACTCAAACTCAACGCTGGTCGCAGGCGCAGCCGCTCCATTCATCCCACTGGCCAATGGTGACCTCGGAATCCAAAGCATCCAGAGCGTGACATGCAACGCCAGCATGGGAGGCTTCTGCCACGTCGTTCTGGTCAAACCGCTTGCAACACATCTCGTCCGGGAGCAGAACACCGAATCAGAGACCACGTTCTTCAAGGACAAAGCCAACTG